ATTTAAATATCGTTGTCAGCTCTCTTTGGATCTGAGGAATGAAGTTTCTGTTGAGCAATCTTATTGATCTTCTTGCTTCATTCTCCTCATACTCTACATCATAAACATAAGCAGCAGTCCACCCTGAGCGCTCTTCTGGTGTTAGCTCGTTGTATGTCTCTGTGGACATAATCCAACTCTTGCGAGCTATTTCCTCTTCCGTATCGTTAGGCAATCCCGTATACTTATAATGAGCTATCTGAGACATGAGTGGTATAACGTTTGAATTATACTTCTTCTCAAGGTAGGACCTAAAGTCAAAGTCGTTCATCGGCCATTGGTAGTATGGGTCGACAATGCTATTACTAAAATATATTACCCAATCAAGTGTAGGGTCGTTATATTCCTGGTTTGCAATAGTGTCTGGACGTTCACCATCCTCTATGATATACGGATAAAATGCATCTGCTCTGTCAATGACTTGCTTAATAATAGCAGCCTTAAGAATAATGTTTCTGCTATTCTTATCAAGATAGTTGATTTTAGGAAAGTTGGAGAACAATGGCATTTATTTAAAATTAACTCCAGATTCTGGAAGACCTGTATAGTTAGTCGACCCTGAGAAATCTTCAGCTGTTTTAATTCTAGTTTCTTTGACAGTCATCTGTAGATTGATGAATGAAGGATACCCATTCTTGTAGTAGGCATGAGTTCCAGGATCGACCGTGAGGTCCGAGATGAACGCGTAGTCTATCTGTGCAGTACCTTGTTTGTCGTTATTGAACTGCATCGTAACCAGGTTTGGATAATCTAGTGCAAACCCACCAACAAGCTTGTTTGGGTGCATTGCTATCTTAAGCATTCTAATAATTGAATCGATGTTCCTGCTTTCTTGCTCAGATCTAGGGGAAAGCTGCCAATTCAAAGTGAACTGTCTCAATCCAACACCGTTAAACAACATCGTTGTGTGAGGGTTTGCCACAATGCCTGCTATCGATTGCGCCGTTGCACTTAAAGCAGTATCCGTAATTCCAGGAGCGAGAGCTAGGATCGATGCAGCTGTAGCGGCTACTGTAGATGCTGTTTGGCCAACAACCGTCCCTCCAAGGCTACTACTACTCAATCCCATTCTCTCTGCAACGGTACTGTTGAGCTGGCCAAGGCTCTCTAACCCTCTTTGTAGCGGGTCCGGGCCTGCTATAGCCTTAAGATTTGGAATATTGCCAAACAATCCAAGGTCCATGCTACCAATACTCATATTGTACACATCAGCTACAGGAGTAGTTGGGTAAGGTAGAGTGACAAACCCAATTGGATCTCTGGTCATCTTAGCACCAGGATTAGGACGCTGATACTTGAAAATAGCAATGTTCGTCGTCTTACCAGTTTCTCCACTAGTAAACGCTAAACTTGTCTGACCATTTCTTTCTGATACAATAGCCATTTTTCTCTCTAGAATAAATACTATATCTATTTATGGTGGCAATTATATGGCTTATAAGGGTAAATTCAAACCAAAACGACCAGAGAAGTATATTGGCAACCCCACAAACATTATTTATCGTAGCTTGTGGGAGCTTAGGCTAATGAGATATTTTGACGAGAGTCCTTCCATTATCAAGTGGGGTTCTGAAGAAATCATTATACCGTACAGGTCTCCTATAGACAATAAGATTCACAGATACTTTCCTGACTTCTTTGTACAAACAAAGAGTAGGGATGGGTCGATAAATACTACTATTATAGAAGTCAAACCATACGCACAAACAAAAGAGCCTGTGATATCCGAAAAGAAAACACGTAGATATATCAAAGAGGTGTATACGTGGGGCGTCAACAGTGCAAAGTGGAAAGCTGCAGAAGAGTATTGCGCTGATAGGAAGTGGGAGTTTAAAATACTAACAGAGAAGGACGTAAAGTTCTAACATGGCTAAAGATGGTATCTTTGTCGATAAGCTAATTAAGGGCCGCACATCTATGACTAGTTCGGGGATGCAGGATGCCCGAGACTGGTATAGAGAGAAGGCAAGAGAAGTCTCTCGTGTAAACCCTACACAAATTATCAATGCTAACCCTGAGTACCAGAAATCAACTGTGCTACCAGGATACATGTATCTGTTTGGATATGACGCAAAGAACAAAGACACACTACCATTCTGGGACAAGTTCCCTCTGATATTTCCATTCCACATTGATGGCGATTCTATTCTTGGAATGAATTTGCATTATCTTCCTCATCTCTATAGAGCGAGACTAATGGATGCTTTATATAACCTAGCATCGAACAGAAGCTTTGATGAGAAGACTAAGCTAAGAATGTCGTACAACCTTCTTAATGGCTCAGCCAAGTATAAATATTTTAGGCCATGTGTGAAGAGATATCTCAAGGGACACCTCAAGAGTAGATTCCTACTTATTCCATCCAACGAATGGGATATTGCAATGTTCCTTCCACTCGAAAGATTCACAGTCAACAAGAGTACTGTGTTCAGAGAAACAACTAACGCTATCAGAAAAGCAGTCTAATGTCATTCAACATATCAAATATCAGAGCTGTTATTGAAAAGTACGGTGGTGTTTCTAGAAAACCATACTTCGATGTTATTGTCAACCCACCATCATTCCTTTCGACTGATTATGCAAGAGATATCCAGTTCCTGGCAACGTCTGCTCAGCTTCCAGGAGTCCATCTCGACACAATTCCAATTAGACCGCTAGGATATGGTACTCCGGAACTCCGTCCATATGATACCATTACTCAGAATGTCACCCTCGACATTCTTGTTGACGTCAATGGTGCTGCATTTGATTTCTTCCACAAGTGGATTGGCAATATTAACAATTTTGCTATAGATAGAGGTAACTCGTCTGCAGGTACTGGATTGAATTACTACGAGTTTGCTTACCCTTCTGAGTATGAAGGAAATATTGTAGTCAAATCGTACGACAACGTTGAAGGCAGTAATGGTACTTCTCCAGGCGTTATCGTCCAGTACAAGTTTAATCAGGCATGGCCAGTGACAATTGGAAACATCGATGTTAGATGGGATAGCGACAATGAGATTAATGTTCTCCCCGTCACGTTTGCGTACAACATCTGGACATCCGATAAGTTGCCCTACAACCAGACAGCTGATCAAACAGCTTCAGCGGTTGCTGCACCTTTAAACGGTCGTGATATCCGTTACGTCGAATAATTAATACATGATTGGAGTTTGACATGAGTTTGCCTAAAGTGGTTCACCCCACATTCAAAATTACTATCCCATCGACAAAGAAGGCTTTAACATTTAGACCATACACAGTAAGAGAAGAGAAGATCCTTCTGATGATGAAGGAGTCTGAGTCTATCCCCGATGTGGTTGACGCTCTGAGACAGGTTATAATTAACTGCTGTATGGAAGACATCGATGTGTCGAAGCTCGCCCTGTTTGACATTGAGTATATCTTTGTCAAGATACGAGCAAAGTCTGTTGGAGAAATCCTAGAGCTTCAGCTAAACGAGGGTGAGAAGCCAATAAAGTTTACTGTTAACTTGGATGACGTCGAGATAAAGTTTAATCCTACTCATACAAATAAAATCATGTTATTTGATCAGTATGGTGTGACGATGAAGTATCCCACATTTGATGTGATGCTCAAACTCGATACATTCATTAAAGAAAACAAAGACACAAAGAAGATCAACGAATTCATCTTCGATGTTATTATAAGCTGCATCGATAACGTGTTTGACGATGAGAAGGTATATAAGGATTTCACTAAAGAAGAGTTAGACAACTTCGTCCTCTCACTTCCCGTCGAAGCATCAAACAAGTTGAGAGAGTTCTTTGATACAATGCCATCACTTGAGCACACAGTAACGCTCAAGAATAAAGAAGGTGAGACTAAAGACATCACGCTGCGAGGGCTAAAAGATTTTTTTATATTTTGACCGGATATATGAGTATACCGGTCTACTATAAGACAAACTTTTCTCTCATGCAGCACCATAAATATAGTTTAGCTGACATAAACGACATGTATCCATACGAACGTGATGTTTATGTTGCCCTGTTAATAGAACACCTACAAGAGATTAATAAGAAGAATGGCTAAGTCCGCTAACGAACAGATTCTAGAAACTATCCTTGCTAAAGGTGGTGCGAGAGCAGCTGCACAGGTACAGGAAGCAATGGTTGGCTATGAGCGCGACAAAGCATCGATGGGTGCTACTGCTCGCGACGTCGTTACAGAAAAGCTGATGCTTGCTGAGCTCAAAGGAATTAATTCTCGTTTAGATAAACTTACTGGTTCGATCATTCAGAGTGATATGAACACAAAGGAGATGTTTACTCAATTCCAAGAACAAAATGCAAACCTCCTAACAACTCTTGCTGAGAATGCAAGAGAGGGTATACGGGGCGGACAGGGTGGTATGCCCATTACAGGACGTCAAAAGAATGAATCCACACAGGGTTCGGCTGAGGGTGGTGGATTTGATTTATTCAAATTTTTATTTGGTAAAGGAAATAAAAATTTGTTAGCTAGCTTACCAGGAATGCTAGCATTGCTTGGAGGGAAGTTGTTCAAGGGCACAATTGTTGGCTCGATTGCAACTCTTATATTTAGTCAACTAGACGAGCAGCTTAAAGCTGGCTTAGAAGAGCTGGGTATAAATGAGCTTACAGTAGGTGTGGGTGCTTTTGCAGTTTATACAGCAATGCCTCTTATAAGCAAGATTTTAGGGCCCACGATAAAGACAGCAGGCGGGCTTGTGAAGGGATTGTTGAATTCGATATGGGGTGCTGTCGACAAAGGCTTGACTGGAGGGCTAGCTACACTTCTCGGAACAACTGTAGAAGCGTTGCTGGCTGTCGCTTCTGGTTTTGCCTTGCCACTGGCAGGAGCCGCTGCCATGGGGTTAGCGGCTAAAGCTGTTGAAGAAGGACGAAAGCAGTGGATTGAATCATTATCACCTGAGCAAAAGGTAGATTACGCTACTGCTGATGCCGCTGATTATGCAGCCACAGAAATAAACCGCCTCGAGAAAACAAAACCCTCTGGAGTTCCTCCTACAGAAGAAGAAAAACTTAAGGTAGTAGAGGATGCCCGTAAAAAGTTTGCGGCTGAGTTTGGAATATCTGAAAGCAGCATAAACGTACCTTCAACAGACGTTGAAGCTCTAGATATGTACAGAGAAGAGGTGTTAAATAGGCAAATACCAATACCACCTGAGCAAACTTTCAACAACCAACCAGTTTCACCCGCTGAGGTTAGTACAATAACTCCTATGGCCGAAGATCAAGCAGTTAGGGAATACAGAAATAAATTAGAAGGCTCTTTTGGAGTAACCCTAGAAAGCGTGCTGAGTGCCCCTCCTAACTCAATGGGTGTCAGTGATGAAATGCTAGCTGGCCTTCTTAACAGCAGTACATTCAAGCAGGAATATCCTGATGAGTGGTCTATGATAAACGATATGGCTGGTGATCGATTAAGAAAGATATCGAAGCAATCGAACAACGTTACACCTGTTAGAGCTGCAGAAGCTAGTGGTCCTTTAGTATCTCAGCCCCCCTCGCAAACAGATATGCTTTCGGCATCTCCAACGCTAGCTACCATCCTAGCTGGGATTCCAGCAGCAGCTCAAGCAGCTCCTCCGGTCGTGATGCAATCCATCGACAACCGAAACATGAGCACAACAACAGTAACCTCCGGGGGCAGCGGTGGCGGTGGTGCTGCTCCCGGAGGTCCTGGTTGGATGCTAGGCTCGCCGTTTGATAATGAACTTATCGGAACGTCGAGCTTTAGCTACGCATATTCAAGAGGTCGTTAGTCAGAGGCAAGCTTCTTGAAGAAGCTGAGGTCATCCTCGTCATCATCCCACGGCGGAGTCTCTGCCTTGGGAGCTGCCTTAGGAGCAGCAGTCTTCTGAGGAGTAGCAAATGCAACATCCTCATCTTCACCAAACGCTTCCTCAACACGACGATTGGTCACAGAATCAGTGATCTGATCTGAGATCCCAATAGCCTTCTCGAGACGAGCCTTGAGCTCATCATACGACTTGAAGTGCTTGGGGTTGACCAGTTCCTGAAGCGAGTGTTCGCTTTCCCAGATCTGCTTAAGGACATCATCGTCCTCGCTAAGAGGAGCAGGCTTATCGAACTCCGACTTATCGTAGTTGCGATACCCCTCGACGTTGCGGATCTTGAGCTTGAAGTCTGCGCCTTCCCAGAAGTCAAAGGGGTTGACAGGCTTCTCATCTTCAAACTGAGGATGCATAGCTTCGTTCAGCTTGTCGAAGATCTTCTTGCCGTACTTGAACAGGAACACCTTGCCTTCGTTCTGAGGACGAGTTGGGTCCTTGACGACATAGATGTTACTGAAATAAGACAAACGGCGCTTCTGCTTGCGGACAAGAGCCTTGTTAGACTCAATCCCACTATTCCACAGCTTCGAGTTATACTCAGAGCAAGGATCAGGATGACCAAGCGTAGTCAGCGACTTCTCAATGTACCAACCACCAGGACCCTGGAAACCATGATCCCAAATACGAACGAATGGAACATCTTCACCGGTGGGAGCAGGAAGGAAACGGATAACAGCATATCCATTGCCAGCCTTGTCAACATCAGGCTTCCAAATATTATCTTCGGTCGAATCTTGGGGGGTGTTTGAACTCAGCTTGTTGAGTTCGTTGGTCAGCTTGTCGAAAGACGACTTGCGATTCTGCTTGAGAGCATCAAAATTAATAGTCATATCGTATCTCCGTTGTGTGACGATGTGTATATCTTATATTACGGTGTGTAGAATGTCAAGAGAAATGATCTCTCAACATCGTACAGTATTTATCCTTGTCGTATGATAGGAAAGGCGAATACTTTTTACAATTTTCAACAATCTGAGGCCAAAGGATAGGATCCTCAATCCGTTTGTTCCAGGCACCAGCAAAACGCACACAATCGTTAATGATTATGAACGTTTCCTTCATTATCTTCTTTCTCAGAAGAAGATTCAACAGGTAAGGATAGTGTCCAGGAGGGACTTCGAAGTTCTTGTCGAACTCATCAAGCATCTCTCCAAGATCTTGCTTGAACAAATACGCAAGCGATTGTTGCCGCTTGAGGTAGTTGTTGTACTTCTCTTCATGCTCTTTATCGAAAAGAGATCCAATCCACAGCTTTGGATCGTCAGAGAGGTTGGCTACCAGATACCCCAAAGGGTCCTCCCTCTTCGACAGCTTATAGAACATGTACTTGTCCGAGCGAGTCTCAAAGCTATGTTGAGTGGCTCGGATCTTGCCATTGTACTTGAAGAAGTCGTAAGAGGGAGAAGAGAAGTGGTTCTTGATAGCCGTATAAAGTTTATACGCTTCGTAGGGTGTCATGTTAAATTGGCAGTCGTGCTGTCTTCTTCATCATGTTAACGTTCTCAGCATCCATCTGAATCTTGGCTTTGAGAACAGTGTTTTGTCGAATAATTGCAGCTGCAGTCTCAACTTCGAGGTTGTTCATTTCACAATAAAGGAGGACTGCTTCCAGGAAGCTTGTCTTCCTGGAAGTGACAATCAAATCGATCTCTTTAATGAACTCTGAGGATGAACGAATGTTAGCCAGTTTCATCGTCATCATTAAGACTTGCGACTAATGAATTCGTTAAGAAGCTCAGCCTGTGCAATGACATCTTCTGTTGTCGTAACAGGAACTTCAGGGAAGGGTGTGTTTGCTCCAGCGACGTCCCACGTAAGATGCATCCTTTCACGAGTAGCCATTGCCTGCTGATCAAGGATGTCACGAGAGAGCTTAAGAAGCTCAAGACGAATTGCGTATGGGGATTCTGACATGCTATACTCCTGTTATGTGTGTCTGTGTAGTGGTGGAGGTGATTCTGTTTCCACGCTCACCTCCGGAAGCGCATAGGAATTAGGCTGCTAGAGCCATTTCCTGACGTGCAAAATTATCGTTTGCAGTTATTAATTTTCTTACGTTAACCCAGTTTGCACGGGACAGTCTACTCTTTCCTATTACACGTCAGTCGATCCTGATCCGGCCCATCAAAAGCACACCAAGCAAGGACATAGTGGTCTCAAACCACAGTTCTTAGTTAGTAACGCACCTTGCGGAACCTGAACCGTTTAGGTGTGCTCGTGGTGGACCGGGCGGGAATTGCACCCGCGTCCTGTCCGTCTTTCAGTCTGTATCAACAACTGTATTTGTATTTATTAGTCGCGTACGCGGATCATCCTGAACTTACGAGTCTCACTGGGTGCGGCATTTGCATGCCACTTCTCGCGAGCTTCGCGTTCAGACTTAGCTTTGATAGAACGATTTGTTCCCTCGTATTCATATCCATTGTGAACCTCAACACGAAAGGTTTTGAGGGGTTTTGGTTCCACAGCTTCCATGAATTCGTTGAACGTTTTCATTTGCTACCTTTCAGCATGTTCTTTATACAGCAGTTAACAGAAAATGTCAACCGTTACTTAGCCAGATAAAACTTAAGAATATCATTTACATTGTCTCCATTGACTTCGACATTATTCGATTCAATCACAAGACACATAACGTTTTCTTGTCTATTGAATTGAATAACGATCATTGATGGATTTGCCTTATCCTTATTCATAGCAATAATCGTATCATTTCCAGTCAGCACGTTAGTTCCCAACCACGTTGCATGGAATCCATTATCAACAAACAGTTTGATCATTGTTGCTGTATCTGCACAAATTGACTTGAATGGAATCTCTACTGGGGTGATCTGGGGAGGTGGGGCTGGAACGTCAGGAGTTATGCTTTGCTGAGGAGGTGGGACATACTCATTCTCAATGCCATAGGCTTTAGACGATACCGATAATGCTATAATTGCCGCGGTGACCGCGGCCGATCCTATAAGAGCTGCAAGGAGCTGTTTCATTTTAAATGCTTTCTATATGTTGTAGATACGCCGATATTCTTCTCTGATACTGAGAAGGTCTTTCGTATAATTGTCACGTCGCTCCTCAAACACCTGAGGTTGATCATCGTCTACCGATATCAGAATAATGAGCCTATTTATAGGAATCAGATATCTCTCTTCGTGCATGATAGCATAAGCAGCTGCCTGCATGAAGTAATTTTTGATTTGATCTTTGTCTTTTGCTTTCCGAGCAGTCTTAAAGTCAATAACAGCTAGCTTGCCGTTGTATTCTGCAACGCAGTCGACTGTTCCTGCTAGCTGGAGGAAGTCTGAATACATCCTCTCTTCCTGGAACCTGACGTTGTCTATTCGTTCGTCAAGGATTGGTTTCAACAGCTTGAAGTTGATGGCATCGTTGAAGTCGTACTTGTTATGATCGATATCATCATTGTTGATGTAGTCTTCGAGTAGCTTATGCACTCGAGTGCCGCGAGTAGTCGCAGCCTTTGTTACCTTATTAGCTTCTTCTTCGCCAACTCTTTTTCTCCACTCCTTGATGTGCTTCACGCTATGAAGTCCGGTGACAGTTGTCACAGAGGGATAAACAAGACCGGCAGGCGTCTTGTAATACCTGCCGGTCTCAGTATTAATCTGTTCTAATTCAATAGACTGACTATTACTTGGAAGGTGAATAAACTGCTTTCTGGTCTGTAAAATACCCTGTAGCATTATTATTATTTCTATAACTTGGATCTTCGACTTGTGTCTTTTTCAGGATGAAATCCTTGACAAGTCCAGATCTAACAATATCTTCTTCCATAAACTCTACACATGAGAAGTATTTGTTCATCCGACGAATAATCTTCATGAACTTCATTACGCCTTCTCTCTCATCATCCCACTTAAGATCTGTCTGTCTATAGTCTCCACAGAACAGAATCTTTGTGTTTGGTCCAACTCGAGTGATGATTGTGCATAGTTCACTATATGTCATATTCTGGCACTCATCAACTATAATGATTGTATCCTCAAATGTCACACCACGTAGGAATGATGATGTCTCGAAGTTTAAGGCTCCCTTTTGTTTAAGAATGTCATATGCATCTGATCTACCATAGAGGTCTTTACAGATTGCTGAATATGGTGCTTCGTAAACCCTTGATTTTTCTTTTATTGAACCAGGTAAGAATCCCATATCTCGTGATGGGACAACGGACCTAATGATCGTGATGTTGTTGTATTCTGTATTGTGTTTGCCTAGCTCATTTAATGCTAGGTAGAGTGAGATAAACGATTTACCTGTACCTGGTAACCCATGGATTAGGAGATTCTTTCCGTTTTGGAAATCTTTAAACACATGCTCTTGGTTTTGAGTCTTTGGAGAGATGTGTCTTAGTTCGAGGCTGTATTTGTTTCTATCCTGTTCCTGACGCTTTTGTAGTCTTGCTTGTTTTCTTTCAGCGCGTGTAAGTCGTTCCATGAGTGCCTCATGTTAGTGTTAAAGTTACCAGGTGTTTACCTTACTCCCTCTGTGAGCTGACTTCACCTTCTTTAAAACATCACGAAAACCAGAATCAGGCTTGTGTAGCCCAAGTCTGGTTGGATCTGCTATAGCTGGAGCACGAGTAATCTTCTGCTCAAGGTGTGGATTGTCTGCCTTATAGGCGTCGAGTTCTGATATTGGCATGTCAATATCAAACATTTCGTCTGTTAGTGTATTGTAGAATGAGTAATTAGCCATGTCGAGATATCATGTCCTTCTTTCTCCAATACGCACGCACATGCGCGGTATTCTTTGGATCGTACCCATTTGCCTTCATGTCGTTCTCGACAAGGGTCTCGAGTAGATCATTGTCTGAGGCAGTCATGTGGTTGTACTGCTCATCAAAATAGTTGCCTTCGGGTTGAGGCTTGCTGTTCAAATCATTCATCGTGTATTGCCTTTGTTGGCTGCTTGGAGGACCTTCTTGTGGAATCTCTCTGTCGCCTCTGGTTCTGCTTTAGCAAACCTTTCGAGGGTGAAAGAGATTCCTTGCGATTGTCCCTTTTTGTATTGATACACACCATTAAGGTAGATTGCAAGTGCGCAACCAAAAGAGACTAGGAGGTGTATCGTCATTAATCTTCCTCATATGACATCAGAAGGTCGATGTCTCGAGAGTGTAGTGCATTCTCGTAATTGCGGTAGTGCTTATGCTCTTGTTTACGTTTCAGTTCTTTAAGCGAGGAAATCTCTTCCTCAGCGATTTTAGCTTTATAAAACTTAGCTTTATTCTTAAAATCGTGCTTGTGAAACTTAGTGTCTTTCATGTTGGAAACAGTCCTGGAAAAGCTGCAATAACTACATCTTTGGTTAGTCCCTTGATGGGACTCTTTTTGTCCTTCATAGCCAACAGTAACTTGGCATCTTCTGGAGGAACACTCTCTAGCAGGTCGATGAATAACTTCTCTCGTCTGACCTGTGTGAGATTTGGAGCCTGCCCTTCGACAAACAGATAAAACTTCTTGCACTCCTGGTACAGACGACCTGGTTCATCAAACTCAGATGGTCGGTAAGGAGGATCGCCTTCGGGCAAGGCAAACTTGATGTCGGGATGAAACAATCCTTGGAGAACGGAACGCATTGCAAGGCTATCATTTGCCTGGAGTGCTAACACTCGTTCTTCCTTCTTCTTAAACTCAGAACACTTTTCGAGTATTTTATATAACGAAACTTTAGACATATTAAAAATCACCTACGCTATCGATAAGGAGCTTCAACTTGTGTGATATGAAGTAGTTAAACAACTTGCTTCGATCTTTTCCACTTTCTTCGTCATATTTATGAAGAACAGTGTCTCGGATATGTTCAGGAATCTGCTTCAGATCAATG